ACCCCGGACGAAACCACGGACGCCGCCGATACCGTCAAAGCGGATGCGGTTGCCCCGGAACAAACGCCGGAACCGGAGATTAAGAAAACAAAGATTGTGAAACGCACCGGGAAAACGACAAAGGAGGCGGAAAAGAAGCCCGCCACGGGACGAAAGACGACAAAACGGACTGTTGCACCGGAAAAGGAACAAAAGCCCGCAAATGCGCCCAAAAAGCCCAAAAACGAGAATAAGAAAAGATTGTTGAACGACGACCCCGAAATATAAAGAGCATGAAAGGAAATATAAAAGGTAGGATTGTTAGACCGGAGGCGGAAAAATCCCGTTTGATTTTGCCCCGTGTCGGACAAATAAAAATCGGAATGAAAAACGCCAACGGATACCCGCAAAGCGTGGATTATTTCATACCAACGGGAAAGTATGCCGGGTTATTTACACAGGCATACGGCGAAAAGCCCCAAACAATACAAATCGTATTCCCGGACGACGACCCGGCGAAAGTATGCAACGAGCGGTACGAGTACCGGGACGACGACGGACGATTGATTGCGGCGGGCGACGGCGAAACGTTCCAAGTTTGGGACGGCAAAAAGTACGAAACATTGACAACGGAGGAATACCCGAATTTGATGTTGGCTATTACCAAGCGTTACCCCAATCGGAAAAGCAAACAGGACGGACACGACGGTTGGGAAATTACGTTGACATTGAATTTTATTGTACCGTTGGTACGTGGCGTTGCCGGGGTATGGCAGTTTTCAACAAAGGGTACGGCGTCCACAATCCCGCAAATCCGGGAAACATTCGACGGTATGTTGGCGGAACGTGGATTTTGTAAGGGAATTATATTTGATTTGAACGTACAATTTGCCACGACCCAAAAGCCGGGCGACCGTTCCCGTTTCCCCGTTGTGTCGTTGGTTCCCAATGAGAGTGCCGACAATGTTTTGAAAGTACGTAAGGCGTGGGAACCTGTAAAGCAATTGGATAATGAATAAAAAATGCTATATTTGCGTCGATAAAACAAACGACTACCACCGTTTGCAAAGTATTGCTAATTTATTTAGCGTAAAGCCCGTTTTCCGGTGTGTGGTAGCCCGGATTGCGGGCTTTTATATTTTATCATGGATTTTATTGTAAAGAACAAATGGATTAACGAATTACATTTGAAAGGTAATAAGTTAATGTTGTATGCAATGATACACGCCTATTGTATTAGATATGGCGAGTATTCAAAGGGTATTTTATATTTATCCAAATGTTTAGGGATAAATAAAAGCACTGTAATTGATTGCCTTAAATGGTTATGCGAAAAAGGATTGTTAATAAAATCAGTTCAGCCCGTAGCGGAACCGGATGTTTATAAAATATCAATATCATGAAATACACGATATTAATAAACCAATATGCCGCCGTTAATAGCAGTTTGGATTTAGATTTAATAGATTTGGCGATTTTTGATTTTATAAAAGATTTCGCCAATTGTGCAAGTTGCGTTAAGATGCACACCCCGGAGGGAATATATTTTTGGATTTCCCACAAGTTAATATTGGAAGCAATGCCGTTATTGAATATAAAGACAAGTCAAGGCATGATAAAGCGTATTGATAATTTGATTAAAGCCGGAATTTTACAAAAACATCCTAATTGCGAATTGTATAACAAAACTCTGTATTGTTTTGGTGAAAATTACGAGTTACTAACATTTACCGAAAAGGCAACAAGGATATTAACCGGAGTTGATACCCCTAAACAAAAGTTGATGCCCCCCATAAACGAAAGTTTAGGGGTACCCATAAACGAAAGTTTAGGGTATAATAGTAATAATATAGATAATCCAATAAATGATAATGAGAATACCCCCAACAACAATGTTGTCGGGGAATTATTCCCAGAAGAACAAAAGGTTGAGGAACCAAAGGATAAAAAAACATTGTTCCGCAATTCCGAAGTTTATAAGATGGTTAAGTTTGAAAACGGCGTTGGCGTGGATTATTCAGAGTTTGAAAGTAAGTTTGCGACACCGGAATTTGAAAAGGTCGATTTGGTTTATTACTTTCATTCGGTTAGCGATTGGAGCGACCAAAAGAATATGAAGCGCACTAAAAACGGTTGGTTGGCGACCGTCCGCAAATTCATACGGGGGGACGTCGAAAAGAAAAAGTTGCATTTGAAACCCGAATACAAAGCCCCAACGCAAAGATTGAACGTTGCCGGGGCTATTGAGTATTTGAAAGATGATTATTAACATGGAAACATTACCCGAAAAGACAAACAGATTGCCACAAACGTTGCCCGAAAAACGACAATCCGCCGCCGTTTTGCTTTATAGCGGAACGGCAAAAGCAATTGACGTTCGCCGGGCGATGGTTGAGTTACCGGAGGTTGCCAAAGCATTAACCCCGGTTGAAAAATATATTTTCGTGGCGTCCACAAAAAAACAGATTGCCGAGATTGACGACGAAACGTTGATTGCCAAAACGGGGCAAATGTTCCGGTTTATTGCAATGGACGTCGGGTATATAATCCCGACCAATTCGGAAGATTGGGCGTACATTTGTACCCGGTTGTTGGATATACTCAAAAAATACTATTCGCAAATGACATTGGCGGATATTAAGTTGGCATTTGAGTTGGCGACAACCGGGGAATTGGACGACTATTTGCCGAAAGACAGTCAAGGCAATCCGGACAAAAAGCATTACCAACAGTTTAACGCCGATTATTTCGCAAAGGTATTGAACGCATATTGCCGGAAACAAAACCAAGTTATCGGCAAAGCATATACAGCGTTGCCGGAACCGAAAAAGGAGTTAAGCCCGGAGCAAATCCGGTATTATCGCAATCAATCGGTTATGACTTGTTTAATGTGTTTTTTGCGCTATAAATATACCGGGCGTTTAGTGTTTGGATTAACCGACGAAATGTTTGTTTATAATTGGTTGTTGGGCGTTGGGTTAGCGGATGAAGTGAAAGAAACCGAGGACGACCGGAAAGAAGCGTATAACCGATTTTTGGCACGTGCCGCCCGTGGGTTCGTTAATGAATTTACCGTTTACCACGTTCGGAAACAAGGAACCCAAAGCCCGGAAATTGATTATACAGCCTTTGAGGTTGCCCGGCGTAAAGAGATTAAACGCACGTTCGACCGTATGATTGCGGACGAATTGCAGATTGATAACTATTTAGATTTTTGGAAATGATTGATTGTATTATTGGCATTGAAACAAAAATAATTATATTTGCAACGGGGATAGGCGGAGTAATTAACCGACCGAAAGGGCAAGCCAACAGCCCGTCCCCGTTTCTAATTTGTTGGCAGTTCTTAAAAGTTGGCAATTATGGAAAATGAAATTTGGAAAGATATTCCCGGATATGCAGGGATATATCAAGTTAGTAATTATGGGCGTGTAAAGTCTTTGCCTAAAAGTTATATTATTTGTAACAAGTATGTTGTTACAGCAAAAGAAAAAGTGTTGAAACAACGTAAAGTAAAAGGTTATAAAATTATAGAATTAAATCATAAAGGAATTGCAAGGCGTTTCCCGGTTCATGTATTAGTTGCAAAAATGTTTATACCAAATCCAAACAATTATACCGAAATAGACCATATAGACACGGATAGGGCAAATAATAAATTTTCAAATTTGCGTTGGTGTACACATTCTATGAACATGAATAACCCAATTACAAAGGAAAAAATACGTAATATACCAAGAATAAAAGGGAAAGAAAATCCATTGTTTGAGGGGAAAAGCCCGGACGCAAAAGCAGTAATTCAATATGACATGAAAAATAACATTGTGGCTAAATATAACAGCGTACACCAAGCAGCAAGAAAAAACGATTTTAGTTATAGTTGTATTGCAAGGGTATGCAGAGGCGAAAGAAAAACATATAAAAAATTTAAATGGAGTTATGAAACAGAAAGTAATTATTCTTGATGGAGGTCACGGCGTGGATTGTGCCGGAAAACGTTCCCCCATTTGGGGGGACGGTTCCCAATTGTTTGAATGGGAGTTTAACCGTGACATTGTACGCCGTATTGCGGCGATGTTAAAAGCCGATGGCGTAAAGTTTGAAATTTTGGTACCGGAGGAAACCGACGTATCATTACCGGAGCGTTGCCGCCGTGCAAACGTTATCCATGCGGATTGCGGCAACAACGCCG